CCACCAAATCAAATACCATCTATTGATAAAAGAAATTTTGTCGGTAGGTGGTTTTTGTTTTGCCCGAAAGTCCAGCAATACTAGGCTTTCTCGCTTTTGGGCGCATTGCTGTGTATAATAGTTGATGGTTTCCAGAGGGCATTTTCGGAGCACACTTGACTTGAACCGTGGCAGTTTTCGGAGTTGTCACAGGGGCAAAACGTTAAAAGAAAGCATATCGTTAAAATTTGCACCCCTTTTATGGGGTATCTTTTAACGATGAATCCCGTCATTAAAAGATAGAAAGAACAGAAACAGCCCGCCCGAAAGCGAGCCGTAAATTTCAGTTAATGCTATACCGTGACCTCCGCTACGTTGCGGAATGTGAAAGTCATTGCGCCGTCGGTGGCGATTGCAACCCTGTCGATTACCGCTAACCACAAGGCTTCGTTAAACTCAGTTATAACGAGTGGGCGGCTCTCAATGTCGCGGATGAAGATTTCGAGTGTTTTTGACTTGGCGAGTCGTTCCTGTTTTGCCGCCTCCAGCATATCGATCTGCTCCATCGCTTTGCGATGGCGTTCGAGGTAACCATTGTTGCGCTCATTGAAGTCGTTCTGGCTCTGGGCGGTTCGGGCGTTTTCGAAGATAGCCTTTCGGGAAAGCTCGGCGACCACCTCAATCTCTCGCAGTAGTTCGGCGAGTTCCGTGTCAATCGCCGTGGTGTCGCAGAGTGTTGATTGCGCCAGTCGGCAGTCCTCAATCAGCCCGTCGCGGTTTTCCATCAGAGTATTGAATGCTGTGAGGAAACGCTCTTTAACCTCGTCCTCCGTTACAGCAGGTGTTTCGCATTTATGCTCGCCTTTATATTTGTCGTTACATCGGTAAACCTCTCGACGATAGGTCTTATCGGACTTGTAGCTGCCCCAGACCTTTTTGCCGTACCAGCCGCCGCACTCACCGCAGACGATTTTGCCTGAAAAGGGGCTACCGCATCGACCAATACTGCCGAGCTTCTTTCGGCGCATAATCTCCGCCTGAACAGCTTCCCACTCGTCGGGGTCGACGATAGCGGGATGGCTGTCCTCGACATAATATTGCTGAACCTGTCCCGTGTTCTTAACCATCTTCTTGGTGAGGAAGTTGGCGCAGTATGTCTTTTGCATGAGGGCATGGCCTTTATATTTTTCGTTGGTAAGTATGGACTGCACTACGCAAGCCTGCCATGTTTCCTTGCCGGCAGGTGTTGGAAAACCATACTTGACGAGGTGCTTTGCGATTGCCGAGTAGGTCTTACCCTCCATAAAAAGCCTGAATATAAGCCGAACAACCTCAGCTTCCTCCGGCACTATCTTCGGCAAGCCGTCCTCGCCCTTACAGTAGCCGAGGAATTGTTTATATGGAAGCGTAATTTTGCCGTCAGCCATACGCTTGCGTTGCCCCCAAGTCACATTCTCCGAAATAGAGCGGCTCTCTTCCTGTGCGAGACTTGACATTATTGTAATAAGCAACTCGCCCTTGCTGTCCAGCGTGTAGATGTTTTCTTTCTCAAACCAGACCTCGACGCCTTTTTCCTTAAGTTTGCGGACGGTTGTGAGACTGTCGACCGTATTACGGGCGAAGCGGCTGACGCTCTTTGTGACGAGCAAATCGAACTTGCCCGCCAGCCCGTCGGCGACCATCTGTTTAAAGCCCTCACGTTTTTTCGTGTTCACCGCCGAGATGCCTTCATCCGTATACACGGTTATGAATTCCCATTCGGAGCGGTTGTTAATGAATTTGGTGTAGTAGTCAACCTGCGCCTCATATGAGGTCAACTGCTCTTCGCTATCCGTTGAAACCCTCGCGTATGCCGCCACCCGTCGCTTGCAGGCAGCATTTGTCACTTGCGCCGATACGATAGGGGCGGTGGCGGGTATGACCCTAACATTTGCCATTGGCGTGTCCCTCCTTTGCTTTTTTCCTTGCGGCGGCTTTCATCTCGTCCGTCCAGCTATTGCGTCTGGAGGGGTTCTCCCAAGTTAGTGTCCGCCCCGTACCATCCTTAAAGGTGAAAACAAAAACACCGTCATCTGGGACTGCGATGGCGGCAACTTTAGCTTTGAGCTTCTCCGCGTCATATTCGTGAAACCCCAGAGCCTCAGCGCATTTCGCTTTGAGGATGTCTTCGGGTATCCGCTTCGCCCCGCACTGGTCTTTGCCACGATAGGTAAAGGTCGCACAAGCCCATGTTGCCTTGGCGTACTTTGTGCCGATGCCGTTTATTTTCTTGCGGAACTTCGCGCCGCACTGTCCGCAGGTGATTAGCCCCGAAAACTCACTGAATGTGCTTTTTCGGGGGTGATTTGCTTTCGCCGCCCGCCGCGCCATTTCAGCCTGAACCGCCTCGAAAGTCTCTCTGTCAATTATCGCCTCGTGAGAACCCTCGACATAGTATTTTGGCAGTTCACCGCTGTTTGGTTTCCAGTGTTTGGTGATGTGGTCGGCTATGAAACCCTTTTGCAGGCACGTATCGCCGATGAACTTCTCGTTAGTAAGGATACTGCCCACCGTGCTTTCCGACCACCGACCGCCGCACTTTGTGGGTATGCCGAGTCTCGTCAACTTTTTCATAATGGCGTTTTTACCCATTCCCGAAATGTAGTCGGCGAATATCATCCGCACGACCTCTGCTTCTCTGGGGATAACGGTCAGCTTGCCTTTACTGTACGCATAACCGTAAATGCGGATATTATTTGAGGGTTTTCCCTCGGTATAGTTTTTATGTATTCGCCATTTCTGGTTTTCACTGACCGAACGGCTCTCTTCCTGTGCGTAGCTTGCGAGGATGGTAAGCATTAACTCCCCGTCACACGAAAGCGAGTGCAGGTTCTGCTCCTCAAAAGACACACCGACGCCAAGGTCTTTTAGTTCTCGGACGGTTGCCAGCAGCGTAATAGTGTTCCTTGCAAAACGGCTGATTGATTTTGTGAGGACGAGGTCGATACACCCCGCCCGACAATCCGCAATCAGTCGCTGAAATTCAGGTCTTGAATCCTTTGTACCGGTTTCCGCTTCATCTGCATACACGCCGACGTACTCCCACTCAGGATTGCTCTGTATCAGGTTGCTGTAAAAGCTGACCTGAGCGGCAAGGGAGTGTAGCATTTCGTCCTTGCCGCAGGAAACGCGGGCGTAGGCTGCGACCCTCTGTCTGGACGGCAACTCCGCCGTCCGTTCAATTTTGGTTATCTTTCTGCCCATAACGGCCTCCTTTCACAACACCATATATCACTCTGGTTTCCTTACATAGCAAGTCATTTTCGAGGAATATGCTGCACGATGATAAACCGTATTTCTTGACGAGCATTGTGTTAATTGACTGCAGATCAGCCGGGGTGATGACACCGTCGTCAAGCCATTTCTTGAACACGGACATTGACGCTTTATAGTGGAGAATTACCTCCTCCTTACTCATCGGTAGCCCTCCTCGAAAGTCCGAAACAGGCACGGGAGCAGTATTTGCGTTTGGCATTACCGTAGGCAGCGAATTCCACGCCGCAGGTTGGACAGACAAAGTAGTAGACTGCCTTTCGGTTCACGGCTTCGGGGTGCTTTGCCCACCACACCATACGGCATTTGTCGGAGCAGAACCGCTTTTTCTTTGCACCGGTCATATGTGTCAGCGGCCGCCCGCAGTTGGCACAGATATCGTTTATGGGCTGAATTTGTTCAGTGATGAATCCCGTGCCAAGGTTGTTCCGGTGGCAGTAAGACTTGACGGTATTCTCCGAAATGCCAAGCGCGTCGGCGACAGCGGCATAGCTTTCGCCCTTGCCGCGCAAGTATTTGATTCGTTGTTTTTGTGGACTGGTCATTGGGTTACCTCCGTTCGGAGGGGAAAAAGAAAAACCCCTCACCATCCACAGGACAGCGAGGGGTCAGTTGGCAACCGAAACGTGCGAACTATTCAGTTTTAATGAAAGCGTCGGTGAAGCCCGCCGCCTTGACCTTGGAGAGCATAGCGTCGGCATTCGCTTTGACAGAGTACGTCCCGATTTGAACACGGTAGAGCGTTTTTTGTGTGGTCGGTGCAGGCTCGGTAGCGGGAGCGGATGCAACGAGCAGCTTTCCGACCTCGGCACGGAAGGCATCCATGCTCTTGCCGTGTTTCGGGAACCAGTGCATTACATCGCCGTGGTTGCTGGCAACGCCCTGCTTATATCCCTCCGAATGACAGATGACATCCTTTTCGGTAAGGTTGTACAGATCGCAGAGATACACGCAAAGCTCCACGGCTTCCTTGTAAACAGCATTAAAATACGAGGCATCGGTCAGACCGTCCTCGCAGATTTCAAAGCCGATATGAGTATCGTTGCCGGAGCCTTTTGAGCCGCTGCCACAGTGCCAACCGCGATGATTCCATGGCAGCGTCTGGTACGTAGCTATCGTTCCGTCAGCCAGTTTGCCGATGAAGCCATGGACGCAGACCTGCCGTCCGTCCGGCTTGTCCTGATTCCAGTGATTGCTGTACTGGTTTTTTCCCAGCAAACCGTCGTCGGGGCCGACATAGCGCTTGAGGTTGGGGTTGTTCGCCCCAGTAGAATGCACCATGATGCCCTTTGGTGTGATGATTCTGCCCGCCTTGTAACAGGCGTTGTTAGTCAGAATAAGTTTATACAAATTCATCTATTTATCCTCCGTTCTGTCGTGAAGCTGTTCCAGTACATCTTTGAGTTTCGCTGGGATGGGCATACCGAGATGCCCGGCATTTTCGAGCATCGACACGCCCTCGTTGGAGCAGTAAAAGAAGATGACGGCTGTCCGCAGTACCTCTCCGTTGCCGATGAGATAGGTATCCATGATATGTCCGATGCCGACCATCACGAATATTAGCACCTTTTTGCAGATGCCCTTGAAGCCAACCTCGCTTGACAGCTTTTTGTCCGCAATCGCGCACATAACTCCGGTGATATAGTCGGCGACCACGAACACGAGCAGCGCGTAGATTAAACCGTCCATACCGCCGAAGAACCAGCCGATTGCGCCACCGACTGCCGACAGCGCGAGTTGAATCCAATTCCAGATTTCTTTCATGTTGTTATTCCTCCCTTAATAAATAGTCACGCCGTTCAGATTGGACTTTTCGGATGCTTTGCCGATTAAATCCGAAAGACGCGCTTTGCCTTGCCGTCCGCCACTGTCCACGGTGAACGCCGTATAGAAACCACCCCTGCCGAAATTGTGCGTAACATCCGTGACCGTACCGATGGTTTCGGTTTTTGCCCCGTTGACAATGCGCACTTCGTCACCGATGGTGAGCTGGGGCGTGAAGATACCGACGAAGCTCTCCTGCCTGCCGGATATGGCTATGGTCTGTGCCAGCTCCTCGGCCATTGCCGTTATCTCGGTAAGCGTCGCACCGTCGGCGGTTGTAACGTAGGTCGTTCGATGGGACGGCTGAATCCACCACTTGCTTCTGGGGACGGTGGCATAAACCGTGTTTTCCGGGTCGGCACAGGTGACGCAAACCTTGCTTACCGCTTCCGAATCGTCATATTCCACGCTGTAGCTCCAGCAGGTCTTGTCGCGCTCGAAGGTATACACGGCGGGCTGGTCAAATCGGGCGTCGGTGGCGGCCGCCACGCCGATAACGCCGTTTGCCGTTTCATCGACATTCCAGCCGTCAAGCAGAGAGATCACCCGTTTGATGCCGTCCAGTATGGTGACATCCGGTTCGAAGCGCAGTTTCCATGCCTTTGTGCTGTCGCCGACAAAAAAATCCTCCACCTCGGCGAGGCGAAGAATCTCCTGCAGGTTCTGCTGAAGCGTCGTTTCTTCAAAGGTGTTGTCCTCATTAAAGGTCTGTTCCTTTAGCAGCTTGCCGATTGCGTTCCTGGCGGATACCGACACCTTTTCGTCCGGGTACGAAACCGAAGCGCGGTCGATATAGAAGATGCCAAGCGTAATTTCGCCGCTGCTACCGAGGGAAAAGTGCAGTTCCATCTTGGTGCCGGGCGTCACAAAAGCACGGTAGCGATTGAGCAGTGCGCCTTTGATATTGAGTAAGGTACAAGACAACTGCGAGACCTCGCTGCCGATGCTAAACTTAACTGACCCATCGACAAAAGAATTTGTAATGTCGGTCGGCAGCATATACATGACAAAACGATGGTCGCCCTCGGCGCTCCAGAACCCATATGCGCCGTAATGCGCCACTTTTTTGATGCTTGGATACGATACCGTTTCATCGGGTGAAATCCTGCCGGTTTCCGTATAGGTCAGATTATCGTACAAACCGAGAACCGGGTCTGCTGTGCTTCCCGCCACGGTGCCGTCGGCGGTGAGGTATATGAAACCGAGCAGGTTGTCCGAGGTGTGGATCACCTGCGGATACAAGCCTGCTCCGGTATCAAGGGTATATTCAAATGTCAGCGTCATGGTGTCACCCCCGTTGCAGCTGAACCGAGTAGGTGAAGCGCAACAGATTGTTCTCGGTCTTGAACGGATATTCAAGCGCAAAGCTGGCTGTAATCGCC